CTGGCCTGTCCGCTCACTCAGGACCGTTGAAAGAGCTTGCAAAAATCTTTCTATGCTCATCATTCCTCCTTTTCTGTAAACGTTTCTGGCGGAACTCTAAGCAACTGGCAGATGTGTATGAACATGTCCGCTTTCATCTGCGTATTGCCTTTAAGAATCCCGTGCAAGGTCGATTTTGAAACATTCAGTTTTTCCGCAAGCCATGACTGCTTAATCCCGTTCTGCTTCAGGTACATCTCAATATTTTTCGCAAGCAATACCATTACCCTCCTTTCGTACTAATTTTTCGTACCTATTGCTATTCTAATACCTTTTTTTCGTTCCGTCAACATCCAAGTACTATTTTTTTGTATTTTTGTGCTACACTGTATATGGGGAGAGAAAGGAGCAACTATGACAATCCGTGACGTTTTAGCCAATAATCTTGCTCTTTTCAGAGGGAGAGCACACCTTACACAACAGGCCGCAGCTGAACTATTAGGAACCAAAAAAACGACTGTTTCATCATGGGAACGTGGAGTTAGTCAGCCAAACGCTGATATGCTTGTCTCCATTGCGCTTACATACAAGGTTTCTTTGTCGGAGTTATGTGGTACTGATTACAACATGATGTATACAGATGAAGAAAACGACTTGATAAGGGCATTCCGCAACGCTGATGATCTTGATAAGTCAATGGTACGCAGAATTCTCGGAATACGAGAGAAAAAAGATAATTGCATTCAGAAAGACGCATAACTGAATCCACAAAGCAAAATCAGACAGCTTACAATCATTCCATAGGTGAGATCATGAAAAGAACAGCAATATATATGAGGGTTTCTTCAGATAAACAAGTGCAAGAGGGTGATTCCATATCTGCTCAAAGGGATGCGTTGCATAAATACATCGACTCCCGGCCTGATCTGATATTCTCAGGGGAATACCTTGATGATGGTGTCAGCGGTACGAAAGAAGACCGGGACGAGTTGCAACGGCTCCTTTCTGATGTACGGAACCACAAAATCGACCTGATAATTGCTACAAAACTTGACCGCATATATCGAAGCATCCGGCATTACCTGAATTTTCAAGACACTCTGGACAAGTGTGGTGTGAACTGGCTTGCTATATGGGAGCCAATCTACGATACTTCCACGCCACAGGGACGGCTTATCATCAATCAGATGATGTCCATCGCACAATTTGAAGCTGAGAACACCGGGCAACGCATCCGGCAGGTTCAGGCATACAAAGTCTCTCAAGGCGAGGTTATATCCGGCTCGACTCCTCCCGGTTATTCAATTCAGGGTAAACACCTTGTTCCAAACAATGACGCTGAAGCAGTCCGGGAAGTATTCAAGCACTATTCAATATGTGGGAACCTGCATGAAACCATGCGGTTTGCGCTTCCATTTGGCGTGTTCCCGGCTACAAGTGCGGCATTCAAGAATATTCTACAGAATCCAATTTACATAGGCGTAAAACGGGATAATAACCATTTTTGCGAGGGGATCATTGACAAGGAACTGTATGAAGATGTCCAACGTAAACTCTCTATGAATGTGAAGGTCGCACAGCGTCATACATATGTTTTCAGTGGCTTAATCCGTTGTTCAGAATGTGGCAATGTCATGGCAGGGCATCAAAAACACAAATCCTCAAGGGAAAAGAATATTATGTATAATGCTTACCGTTGCGCCAAACGCTATTCATCCGGTGGCATAAGGCGGTGTAGCAATACCAAGTCGATACTGGAATACAAGATGGAAGAATACCTATTGAATAACATCCGGCCTATGATTCAAAATCTTGTTTTAACAGCCACAATAGAACAAGCTCCCGTGCGAGACAATTCTGCGAAGATTACAGCGCTCCGAAAAAAGCAGGACAGACTAAAGGAATTGTTTGTGAATGATCTTATCAGCCTTGATGAGTACAAGGCAGACCGGGAACGGATAGAAAATGAAATATCCTCTATACCCGTCCTAAAAGCCCCTGAAGCGCCCAACGTAGAAAGGCTTAACGATTTACTGGCTTCCGACTTCGAATCGCTCTATGCCACGTTTACGCCCTCTGAACGGCGGTTTTTCTGGCGTTCTATCATCCAGAAGATAGAATTCGGCTATGACCGAAGCATAAAGATTACTTTTTTGCCCTGACCTGTACTATCTTACAGTGTCCATCATGATACTTATGTTTAGTACAGGCTAAAAGAGACTAAGGTTCTACCCTTAGCCTCTCAGTTTCCGCAGCACTGCGTCATATAATCTTGGTTGAACCACTTCAAGTGTGTTCATCAGTTCGTCGATGATCGGCATTATATACGATACGGGCAGTTCACGGGCTATCCGTGCAAACTCGCTATCGCCCTCCCATTCGACAGTCTCAGGCGCTGCTGCATATGACCTAACCGGGAGGACAGGGGCGCTGCCCTGTTCCCCCAGATGATCCCGGATGGTATAGTACGCCGCAAGCTTCATACAGGTGTTAGCGTTCGGATTCCGCTCACCGTGACACTCTGCTATCGCTTCCTGCAACGCCTGTTCCGTAATCATCACATGCTCTCAATCTTGGTGATGAACCTCTGGAATTCCTGACGGGTGCGCTCGTCCGGCGCTGTCTCCATCATCTCTCTCAGTTCAGACACCATCTCGCTGTCACGGCTATACCCGTTACGGCTATAACGTCCCATAGAATCACGCCTTGCATTCCTACGTCCGGCGTATGATCCCATATTCATGCTGTTCATGCCGTTGTTGACCGGGTACATACGATAAGAACCGCCGTCATATCCGTAACTGAATTCTCCCTCACCTGTCATTTCATCCGCTTTGAGCAGATTCTTCTTCAGGTGCGCCAGTTTGTCGGCATATTCCACTTCAGCCATAGACAGTTTTCCGTTGCCTGCTTTCCGCTCAATTTCCTTGAGTTCGTCACAGACAAAATCCATCAGCTTATCCATGTCTTTCTCCTTACTCATGAGTTTGTCGGTGCGGCAGGAGCCGTACCGTTAATCGACTGCAAGTTATAGTTTGGTGTGCATGACGGATTCCTCAACAGCCGGAAGGTTGCCCCGGTTGCCGATGTAATAACTCTCGTTGCATACCTTGTACGTGTCCTCACACCGCAAGCCGACACCTGCGCGCAACATCTTGTTGTAAGCGGGTACTGTTCCGTACCTTCTCCGATCTGGATGACTACAGGTGCATTAATTGTCGTTTCTGCCGGAATCGTCTGAGCAATCACGATGCAAACCTTTTCTCCATTTCTAAAAGAACTTTCCGGGAGTGTTACAACCAGATTCTCACCCAAAAATTCAACAGCTGTTGAAATTACAAGATGATCGCACAGCCTACACACATTTTTACAAGCCATGTTTATCTTCCTTTCTCATACGGGGAGACAATATCTCCCCGTAGAATTGCAATCTGAATCAGAATCCGTTGTTACCACAACCACAGGAATTAAAAGTCTGCGGACAAGTGAAGATCGGCTGATTGCCGTAAACAGGCATTGACGGAACCGGGCAATTCTTCAGGCGGTTGTAAACTCCATCAATCTCTGTCGCCTGTCCTGCAAGAATCTGAGCCGTCTGAGCGGTCTGAGATGCCTGCATGGTTGCCATGTTGAGCTGATTCTGAAGACCGACATTCTCCCTCTGCGCCTGTGCAAGCTGTCCCTTTACGCCGTCAAGTTCAAGAGCGCAAAGCTTGTCGATGATCATCTGCCCCGTTCTGTTGGTGGCATCGATAATGTCCCTTGTGTTCTGCATCGCCTGTGTGCGATCTGCGCAGTTTTCGGTTGCCACTGTGTACTTCAGATCGGCTGTCGCCGCCCTGTTGTCACAGCAACACTGTGCAAGCTGTGCCTGAAGAGCATTCATCCCCTGAGTAGATGCGGTCTGAGCCGCAAAGGAACGCTCAAGGTCTGCAATCTGGTTGGCGTACATCTGCTGAGTGATCCCGTTCTGAGCCGCCGCAATTCCGGCGTTCACTCCTGCGAATCCTCCACAAAGAGCCGTCTGCACATCGCCAAAGCCGGAAGTGATGCTATTCTGGATTCCATTAATGGAGGTGTTCAACATCTGATCCCTGAAACCGCCGTTTATGTTCTGGCTGTTGTTCAGCCACGGATAGAGGCCATCTGCGCCCCACATACCGCCGCCGAAGCCGCCGCCCCATCCATTTCCGTTGAACATACCGAAAAGAAGGAAGAGAATGATCCAACTTGACCAATCGCCGCCAAATCCACACCCGTTGCCGTTGCCGTACATCGGTGTAACTGGCATTACCATAGAGTTGTCATCTGTGAGTGCCATACTCACTCCTTTCTACCGCATAACTATTGCGGTGAGCGGCTATCCTCAAATCGGATAGTCGGTGTATAGTTTCCTCAAACCTTGCGCATGGTTTTTGAGCGTTTTAATTGCCGCCGTTAATCATTCCTTGTATCTGTCTGGCGGTCTGCTGAAGTTGGTTATATTGGGACTGCGACAGCTTCCCGGAATCCATTAGCTTCTGTATCATCCCTTGCGGATTGTTCTGGTATTCAGCCGGGATTTCCATCTGTTGTATTGCCTGTTGTGGATTCTGCATGAATTGACGAACCTGCATGAGCATCATTGGATTTATCATCATTCCCTCCTATCCTTGCTTTTAAGGCTCTTATCTCGTTCCAGAGTAGATTTATCTGCTTTTCTGTTTCTGATATCTGTGTGGGGCTGTTTTGCGCTGTCTGCGGCGTGTCCTCGACCTTCACAAGGCGGTATTTTTCAAATGTGGGCTGCTCAAGTGGTGAAAATCCTCTGGTCTTTGTGTATACAAATGAATTGTTCTCATCTTTGAACGTGATCGAGTTGCCTGGAGCCACAGGCCAGTTATAAGCCTCTTCAATACTCCGCACGGACACAAAAGCATTGCTCTGTGTTTGATATTGCTGTTGCTGAATATAAGGATTTTGATAGCCCTGATATGTGTTTTGATATGGTGTATACGCCATTACTCATCCCTCCTGAACCAGACGTAAAGCACTGTTTCACTGCCCGAATCCCAAGAATCAAAGAATGTCCCGTCTTTTGCAGCTACTACATGACCGCTCGTAAACATGACGTATGTTCCTGTCGGGTTCGCCTCACAAAATCCCCTGACAGTGAAGTGTCCGATCATGTTTCCCGGAATGTTAAAAGCTTCAAATCCGTTCTGACGCAATACTGCCCATATCACAGAATTGCTCGATGGCATATCGCACATTCCGTATGCCGCAGTTGCCAGTTTTAAGAATGCTTCCTGCCATGTCATGTCAAGAGCAACGGACAACGCTCTCACTGCGCAGTCCCCAACAACTCGACCGCATGGATTGTTTAAATAGTATTTCCACATGAAAAAAGCATAAAAAAAAGACACCGTTTTCACGATGTCTTTACCGTGCATCTTTCATGCAGGTTTTATGTGCTTTAGTACCTTGTCCTCACCCTTATACACGATCTTTTTGATCTGCCTGACGGACATACCAAATTCTTCCGCTAAAGGTTCATAACAGATGCCGTCAAGCAACCGCCTTTTCAGAATTGCCCGGTCACGCTCACTGAATATCCAGTCATCAATCAGGAAAGCAAGCTGCGACCGGGATATGCCGTAATCTCTCATTTTTTGACCTTTATACGACCGTCACCGCCGCAACGTGGGCATTTTTTGTATCCGCTTGAGCCGCCTGTTTTACGAACTCTCCGTTTCGTTGTCCTTGTTACTTTCTGTCTCACTCGTGCCATAGTTATCACCTATATGACCATTGACATTTGCATTGCCGTCTCCAGTATCTACATCCTGTTCGATTGTTTCGGTTACAATTTCATCTGTAAATTGCTGTTCGTAATATATCCACCCGGCATTAGTGCCGATAAGCGCAATAAAGATGATAATGCAGAGAATCCAGAGCCTTTTTATTGTGCGCTCTAATCTGGCTACATGGCTTTCATGGACAAGGTACGGGATTGTTTCAGGTGCTTTGTTCTCCATAGCGCATTCCTCCTTATGGAGATTATACCACAACCTCTTTGACATAAGTGCCTTGATATAGGTTATCCTTCTTAAATTCTTTACGGATTTCTGCCGCTCTTTTCTCTGCGTTCTCCTTATCCCGGAATGATCCGCAGAACACACGCCACCAACCGCCGCTATACTCCTTGAAGCAATCATACCCAGTACGGCTCTTGACCTTCAATATGGTATCATCTGCTTTCGCTACACCATGATCCGCTTCCACCTGCACACGGTATCTCACTTCCTTTGGCTTTTCAGGTTCTTCTGGTTCTTCGGGTGTGGGGATATCCGGCACAGGTGATGTGTCATACTTCGTCAGATCGTACTTCTTAATCAGGTTCAGAACCTTCGTCTGATATCCGCTGTCCGTTGCGTACCCTTCCGGGTGTTTGTCCGTGCCTGTGCCGACATAGATGATATGGATCGCTTCAGCCGGGTCACGGACTCCCTGAATACGGGCATACTTGAGTCCCTTATCGTTTCGCACATGGAGCAGAAACGCCGCATAGTCCTCCATGCACTGACGGTAAGATTGATAGACTCTAAAGGATGAGGGCCGCTGAACCACTTTTCCATTTTCTTCCTCTGGCGAATACTTCTCGTATGTCTGTCCATCCCACACGCTCCATTCTTTCCATGTCGAATTGATAAGGTCAGCTTTCATCCCGAAGATGTTATGCCGCTTCGCAAGGTCGGTTTTGCCCCATCCCGTTTCAAGTGATGCCTGTGCAAGCATAACGCTTGCGAGAAGCCCGTTATTTGCCGCCACAACCATTGCATCGGGAACAAGTAGGTTTATCCACTGCTCAGGCGCATATGAGCCATCTACGGGCGTTTCTGACGGTTTGGAGGTGTACAGGCACTTCCCATTTTCATCGTATACCGAAAAGCCCGGATGAGCGTCCGCACAGGCTTTTGCGTTGTCGAGGTTGATATAAGCTCCAAGCTGTGTATCGGGCTGATCCCAAGCAAACCTGACTCTGTACCAGACAATCGGTGCGCCGCCAAGCGACTCATGAAATGCAAGCCATTTGCTTTCATCGCCGCTGTCCCCGTTCCACCCGATAACTCCCGGACAGCACTTGCCGTTAACATCATAGTGCCTGATTACATGGTCTGCCGGGATGTTATACAGACCCATGATATACTGTGCTGCTTCCTGTGCCTTTGCCAGAACCGCCGCCGTGAAGTAATAGGCCGGGTCATTCGGGTATGTGATCTTACCGTTTAGATTCCCGGAGCATATCTCAAGGCTGACTGTATTGCTGTTCTTTGCGATTCCGTACAGTCTGCCGCCCTTCGTGGCGTATTTGCTTCCACCGACAGCCGAACAATATCGGTTCAGCGGATCAGGGTTATACTGGATCAGACCGCCCTCATCTACGATGTAGTCAGCCGAACCTCCGGCATCGGGATTGGCAAACCATGACGCACATCCGCTTGCCGCTCCTGCCTTACATGAAACTCCGGCTGTGTAATGGATGGCAAACCACTCTATCTTTCTTCCGGGAGCCGCCGTTGTGTTAGCGGTTCCCGTCTGCTTGGTGACTTTCATCATATCTCCTTCACATATACATCAATTTTCTTTTTTGCTACCTTTTCGGCAAGCCTTTCCGCATTGGTTTTACCTGAGAAATATCCCACCTGAACCTTCATCAGACCATCTTCCACAACCTTAGTGGTAGGAAAGCCTTTTTTCTCAACGAGTTCCACCTGCTCATTAAACTTGCCGATATCGGAATAAGCACCACACTGCACACGGTAATGCGCTCTATCCTTCAGTCGTAAAATGTAATTGACCTTGCTGTTCTTATGAGCAAGACTCCCTATCAGCTTCTTGATCTTTGCTTTTTCGCCAGAACCTGACGCATAAGCATGGCCAGAATCGAACGATTTGCCGTTGCCGTAATACACATTGGTGTGGTTCATACCCTGATAGCCAAGCAGGATATCCCCATCACAAAGCCTTGCATTTTTCTCAAGCCATCCAACCGTCTTACCGCCTGTGCTAATGATATCGAAGTTCTTTTTGGCATCGGCTTTCGCATGATCATTCAGCCATACGATCTTTCCATCGCCACCATACCATGAAACGCTCTTAACTCCGACACTCTGTAAAGCCCATACAACACCATCCACGCAATTTATGAGATACTTGCCCTTCTTTCTGGCATCAATGAAGTTCTTTCCCTTCTTGCTTTTGATATTGCAGTACTTCCACTGATGACCATCGGCATTATCGGCCTTTACAGTACTGTTCATTTCCTTAAGTACTTTCAGGAATTCCTCGTTTTTGTGCATTCAGCCAATCACCTTACTTTCGGTATCGGTGCAGAAGAATACCCCTACACCATCAAACACATCCCGTGCTATGTCCTCAAACAGCGTGGACTTATTGCCGTTGATATCAGCCATGTTGTCGTTGAAGAACTGCACAACCTTATTCTGGAACACAACGAAGTCTACCTTGTTCCCGTAAGGATCAGGAACCGTCTTTATAAAGCTGATCGCAGGGTTTCCACTGAATGCGTCACGGAACAGGTCAATCTCCCTGTCTCCGTCATTGCTCGGTACAACCTCGATGCACACTGATACGTTCCCGAACACCTTTTCTTCCGGCAGAAGCTTACTCAGTGCCGATGCTTTCTCTTCGCCATTTACACGCAGGATGATCTTCTTCTCATCGCCATCATCAAACGACAGCTTTACATCATCATCAGCTGCAAAAAGGGCGTCCAGTTCGTTATAAAACTCATCCCAAGGGCTACTCAGTTTTACCTTCTCCATATCCCTCTCCTTTCAATTTTCATTTGTCTCAGGTACTTCCGGCAGTCCGGCAAGGCTCGTCAGCAAAGACAAAACACCTGCAAGAGCCGATGCTGATACAACAAGTGTCCAGTTGACCTCACCGATAGCCGCCGCTGTTCCGATGGTGGCAATAGCTGTCTGCGCCACCGTTTTGATTGCCCTAATTGCGGCACATTTCAGCCATTGCAAAGTAAATATCTTATTCATACGTTCCCTTCTCCTTTCTCTGAGAAAATCGTCGTACACGCAACAATACCGCAAGCACCATAAACCGCCTTTACCGTCCTTGCGGCGGTACTGGCATTCACAGCAGATTTCATTTACCGTCATATTCCTCCGCATCTATCAAAGCCTGCACTTGCGCCCTCCACCTTTCAGGTACATCATCTATGGTGATTTCTTCACGCTTAATCTTCCTGTAATAAATTTTTGCCATATTTTATCCTCCTATGATATCTCCCAACTCCGCAAGCGCGTTCTCAATATCGCGCAAGCGTTGTTCCGCATCAGACACCGACTCAGGCTTAAAATCTATATACATTTCCGGGTTCAGCCTTACATCTTCAATGTCGATGTCAAACCTTGAGCAATGGAAAGAATTAAAATCACATTCCCATTCTGTATGTGTTGTTTCCGTTTCAATGTCCGGCACATCAATCTCTTCTGCATTCAGTGCTATTTGGCAATAAACGGTATTGCCATCTGTAATTATAGATACTTTCTGCGGCTTTGTTGTAAATCTTTCCCTCATGAGATATCATCCTCCTTCCAAATGGCTGACTGTTGTACCCCAAAGTTTCAAAATTAAAAGGCGATATCAGGTTGATACCGCCACCCGTATAGTTATTGGGTGGCAAGCCCCTCTTGCCGCTAAAGCGGCAATTCACCCCAGCAAAGGGATTCAATCGCGAGAGCCGTAGTATGCGTACGCAGTCCTGAGGCCGGCCCCGCCGTCGCACGCAACGAGACCGACGGCCGCAACGTTGACCAGAGCGCCCCAGCCCAGCCACTCTCTGAGAGTGCCATCCGTAACACTTGCGCCGCCATGCCAGTGATGCGCACCAGTACCAACACCAGAGCCGGAGCCTTTTTCGCTGTGATAGTAACCGCCTGTCACAAGATCAAAGCATATATTTCCGACATAAGAATCAGCTGTAAATGCACCGCTATTTCCTATCAACTTGAATCCTGTATGTGCGTTTTGCGGATGTGCAACGCCTTTTGGAGCGATATAGACATTCCATGTGTTATTGAGAAATTCAATAACCGTGTCTGCTTGCACAAACCAAAGACCATTCATCATTTCCATTCCCTCAATACGGAATGAATGTTTACTATCTGTATTAGAGATAATCGATCCGTCATAGTGCCCCATGACTTTCCTTGTCTGGCCTGACGGACAAGCAGAACCAACGACAAACATCTCTGTCGTAGTTGTAAAAGCGGAAGATACTTTAAGATTCAAAGCTCTATATTGCGTTCCGTCAATTGTAACATCTTCAACGCTTTCAATCTCTGCCCACGACACAAGAGAGCCGTTAAGCCAATATGCGTTGTTGGCAGTTCCGACAGTTACGCCAGATCCTTTTTGGAATCTTGATTCTGTCGCTGAAACGAGAACTCGCTTTACATTTGATTCCGCGCGAGCAATCGGAGCGTTAATCGCAAAACTGATATTGCCAGTAAAAACAGTTGCTTCCAGTTTCGTCTGATACTTAACCATCAAATATATAAGTGCAAGCGTATTGATGGATGATCCTGATCCATTATACCCTGCGCCTTTGGTGGCATAAGCAGTGTTGATACTATTGTAAGATGCATTATTTGCAGGTCTTCCAGGCTGCGACCTGAGCTTACCGTCAGAAGCCGTTACGGATGGAAACGCTGATACGATAAAATATGGCATTACAGTTCCGTCTTCTTTTACCGCATCTTTCCACGGCACAAGACCGAGTTCCGCATTTGGCGAATCGGAAAAATATAATATCCAATGATCGCTTTCTTCTACCCAATTCCACCAGAAAGTAGGATGGATGCATCCGACATCTACAGATCCCTCTTCTTTGTAATCTGGATATCCTTCGAGGGCTGTGAGACGTGCAGTCCCATCACTTTCGCGTTCGTAATTGCAATACTGCCACTTAAAGACCTCGTAATTGTCCATATAAGGGTCATTCCCGGCTACTTCATCGGTAAATGGTGTAGCTACACCATCTCCATATGAATCAAGCGCAGGGCAAGCGTCTGTACTGTTCGTGTCTGTTTTCCACACCTTTCGCTTCCATACATTCCCTGTCCGGCCTGAAATGTACGCCTGTGCAATCACCTTTTCAAGAGCGGTATACCCTGTTGGGTTAATTGCCTCGGCTATGATTTCATTTGACTTCACGAGCCTTTCCATCTGCTCATATGCTGGCAGATTTATATGTTCTGTTGCCGCCATATATCACCTCATCGTCATGTAATCTCATGATAATCTTGTGCTGTCATAAAACAGTGCCATTCCTTCGGTTTCCGGGCTTTGGCCTAAATAGTACGGGCTGTTACTGGTATCGAGCGTACCTGTGGCTTTTGATCCGTCTGCTAAGTATGCCGTATATCCTCTTGCTATTTTGCTT